GAAATGAAACTAGCAACGATTGCAATTACTAAATCACGTATTGGTGATGATGGTATTGTCTTTGAAAATTGTAAATTTGACAATGGTATGTTAGAAATTGATACAGAAAGTTCGGTGACCTTTTTAGGTCTTGAAGAACAAACTGAAGAAAGAAATAGACAACGAATCAAAGATTTGTTAGAAAAAAGAAAAGAAAAACAACAAACACAAAATTAAAAAAAATGGAAGAAAAAATATTAAAAGAAAATCCGAACAGATTCGTTATTTTCCCTATTGAACATAATGATATATGGGAATTTTACCAACAACATCAAGCAGCGTTTTGGACGGCTGAAGAAGTTGATTTATCCAATGACATTAGAGATTGGGAAAATTTAACAGACAATGAAAGATTCTTTGTTAAGAATGTATTATCATTTTTCGCAGCATCTGACGGAATCGTTAACGAAAACCTAGCGGAAAATTTCTTAAAAGAAGTACAATATCCTGAAGCTAAGTTCTTCTACGGATTCCAACTTATGGCTGAAAATATTCACTCATTAATGTATTCATTATTGATTGACACTTATATTTCAGATGCGGATGAAAAAGATGAATGTTTCCACGCGATTGATAAATTACCTGCGGTTCAAAAGAAAGCGAAATGGGCTTTAGATTGGATTGAAAATTCTACTTTCCAAGAAAGATTGGTTGCGTTTGCGGCGGTTGAAGGTATCTTCTTTTCAGGTTCATTCTGTTCAATTTTTTGGTTAAAATCAAGAGGAATAATGCAAGGTTTATGTAACGCTAATTCACTTATCTTTAAAGATGAGAATTTACATTGTGATTTTGCTATTCATTTGATTAATAATCACGTTGAGAATAAACCAAGTGAGAAAAGAATTAAAGAAATTTTATTATCAGCGTTAGAGATTGAAAAAGAATTTATTACTGAATCTATACCAGTATCTTTAATTGGTATGAACTCAAACTTGATGAAACAATATCTTGAATTTGTGACTGATGGTTTATTAGTTAAATTTGGATGTAAAAAACAATTTAACGTAGAACAACCATTTAAGTTTATGGAACAAATTGCTGTTGAAACAAAGGGTAACTTCTTTGAATCAAGAACTATGGAGTACCAAAAAGCTAAATTGGGTGAGTCATTAACATTTACTGAAGATTTTTAATATGATGTCATTAAAGATAAAAAAAAGAGGGGGGGACGAAGTTTCGTTCAACCCCCAAAAAATTTATAATAGAGTTAAACGAGCAGCAAGAGGATTAAACGTAAATGCTGATGAGGTATTCATTAAGGTGATTACTTCTGTTCCAACAGAGGGTGTTATTACAACCAAAGAGTTGGATAAGTTAGTTTACGAGATTGCGGCGGCATACACCGGAAGTCATCATGACTACTCAAGATTAGCGTCTTCAGTAGCAATTTCTGCGTACCACAAAGAAACTGATGATAGTTTTTGTAACACAATGCACACATTACACGTTGATGGTATTATTAATGATAAGTTAATGGAAACTATTGAAAAATATGGTCCTGAAAATATTGATTCTGTAATTAATCACGAGAATGATTACAATTTTGATTATTTTGCATGGAAATCATTACAAGAAATGTATTTGTTAAAAACTCCGGAAGGTAGAGTAATTGAAAGACCACAACATATGTATATGAGGGTGGCTTTATGGGTTACTAAATCATTTGAACAAGCGGTTGAGTATTACCAATCATTGTCAAACCAACTTATTTCCCCGGCAACACCAATTATGATTAATGCGGGGACTAAAACACCTCAACTAGCGTCTTGTGTATTGAAATACAATCACGGGGACTCAAGAGAAGGTTTATTACAAACATTAAATGATATTTCAACGTACTCTTCGGATGCTGCGGGAATTGGTTTATGTATGTCTAACATTCGTAGTAAAGAAAGTCGTATTAACTCATCAGGAGGATTTGCGGGTGGTTTATTGAAATACCTTAAAATAGTTAACGAATCATTACGTTTCTTTAATCAACAAGGAAGAAGACCGGGAAGTGCAGCTATCTACATTGAACCTTGGCATAAGGACATCATTGATTTACTTGAGATTAAAAAGAACACGGGTGCTGAAGAGATGAGAGCGAGAGATTTGTTTACATCAATATGGTTACCGGACAACTTTATGGAGGCGGTTAAGAATAATTCTGATTGGTACTTATTCTGTCCTAACGACATTAAAAAGGCGGGTATCAAACCATTACAGGAAACTTATGGTGAAGAATACGAACATAGTTATAACAGAGCAGTTGAACTAGGTCTTGGTAAAAAAGTAAAGGCACAAACAATTTGGAATAAAATTATAGAATCTCAAGTTGAAACCGGAGTTCCTTACTTATGTTCAAAAGATAGTGCGAACAGAAAAACAAACCATCAAAACATTGGGGTGATTAAACAATCTAACCTATGTAATGAGATTTACCAATATACTGATGAGAACACTACTGCAATCTGTACTTTATCATCTATGGTATTGAAAAACTTTATTATTAAAGGTGAGTTCGACTTCAAATTACTTTATAATGAGGTTAGAAAGGTTGTTAGAGCACTTAACAAAGTTGTTGACATTAATAGTTACTCAACTGAACAAGGTAGAAAAGGTGGTTTAGAACAAAGAGCGATAGCTATCGGAACTCAAGGACTTGCTGACGTATTCTATTTAATGGATTACATCTTCACATCTGAAGAAGCTCGACAATTAAATAAAGAGATTTTTGAAACCATATACTTTGCGGCAATCACCGAGAGTATGGAATTATGTAAATCAGGTGAATATAAACCATACAAATTCTTTAAAGGGTCACCAATGTCAAAAGGTATATTCCAATTTGATATGTGGGGGTTAGATTACGAAGGATTAGGTAGAATGTGGGATTGGGACTCACTTAAGTTAGAAGTATCCAACCACGGGGTTTGTAACTCGTTATTCACGGCTCAGATGCCGGTTGCATCTTCTGCTAAGATTACAGGTTCATTTGAAATGACAGAACCGGCTCACTCGGCATTATTTAATCGTCGTGTAGTTGGGGGTGAAATCTTAATTGTTAATAAATACTTAATTAATGATTTTGAAAAAATTGGTATTTGGTCTGAAGATTTGAAAAATGAGATTATAATGAATGAGGGTTCAATTCAAAACATTAACTTTAATCATTATCTTGATGTTGAAGATAAAAACTACAACAAGAAAGTTAAGAGAATTGAACATTTAATTCCAAAATACAAAACAATTTGGGAAATATCTCAAAGAGAACTTATTGATATGGCTGCTGACAGAGCACCATTCATTGACCAATCACAATCAATGAATATCTATATGTCTAACCCAACATTATCAAAGATTTCATCATCACACTTCCATTCTTGGGGTAAAGGATTAAAAACTCTTTGTTATTATGTTAGAACTAAAGCAATATCAACCGGAGCAAAACATTTGGCTGTGGATATTTCAAAAGTGGGTCAACCAAAACCTATTGAAAAACCAACCGTTGAAATAAATCAAAAACCAAAAGACAGTGAATTTGAGTGTTTTGGGTGTGGTTCTTAATAGAAATAAATATTAATCACGACTTTGGTCGTGATTTTTTATTTTACTCTATTTATAAGAAATAATTACGACACTATATTTATAGATATGGCAGATGGAAAAACATATGGTATTAATTTCCCTTTTAGGGATTCTTATGATGGAAAGTATTTAGACCTTTCCACAGATAGTACTGAAGAAACAAGAACGGACTTAATACATTTATTATTAACTAGAAAAGGAAGTAGATATTTTTTACCCGATTTTGGTACAAGATTGTATGAATTTATTTTTGAACCATTAGATGGTCCTACATTTTCAGATATTGATGCTGAAATTAGAGATGCTGTTGAAGAATACATACCGGGAATAACAATTAAAAATATAAGTATTACTGCGGCATCAGATGGTGAGGAAGATAAAGGTACTTATGTTGACCAATATGATACACGTGTTTTTAGAGTACCGGGTATTGGAACTAAAGAACACACTGCGAAAGTAAAAATAGATTATCAAATAAATAATGACGTGTTTAACGCTAGTGATTTTGTAATCCTAAATATTTAAAGAATATGGCAAATAAAAAAATATCGTATACTACGAGAGATTTTCAATCAATTAGAACTGAGTTAATAAACTTTACAAGAACTTATTATCCGGATTTAGTTGACAATTTTAATGATGCAAGTGTGTTCTCTGTATTATTAGACCTAAACGCTGCGGTTACCGACAACCTTCAATTCAACATAGATAGAAGTATTCAAGAGACGGTATTACAGTATGCTCAACAAAGGTCATCAGTATTTAACATTGCCAAAACTTATGGGTTAAAAGTTCCGGGTCAAAGACCGTCAGTAGCTTTAGTTGATTTTTCAATTACTGTACCGGCTTTTGGTGATAAAGAGGATTTAAGATATTGTGGTATTTTACGTAGAGGTTCTCAAGTAAGTGGTGCTGGTCAAGTATTTGAAACTGTTTATGATATTGATTTTTCATCACCATCAAATGCGGATGGGTTTCCTAATAGATTAAAAATTCCAAATTTTGATTCAAACAATAAGTTATTAAATTATACTATTGTAAAACGTGAGACCATTGTTAACGGTATTACTAAAGTTTTCAAGAGAGTTATTACTGCTAATGACGTAAGACCATTTTTTGAAATATTTTTACCTGAAAAGACCGTATTAGGTGTAACAAGTGTGTTATTGAAAGATGGTACTCAATATGCCAATGTACCTTCAAATCAAGAATTTTTAGGTGTTGATAATAGATGGTTTGAAGTTCAAGCTTTAGCTCAAGATAGAGTTTTTATTGAAGACCCAACAAAAGTTTCTGACAACCCCGGGATTAAAGTAGGTAGATATGTAAATACTGCCACTAAATTTATTACGGAATTTACACCTGAAGGGTTCTTTAAAATGACCTTTGGTGGAGGTAGTCAATCTGCTGACGAACAATTAAGAGAATTTGCTCGAGATGGTAAACCATTAAATTTATACAAATATTCTAATAACTTTGCGTTAGGTAGCACTTTAAAACCTAATTCAACCCTATTCGTTCAATATAGGATTGGTGGTGGTACAGGAAGTAATTTAGGTGTTGGAGTTATTACACAAATTGGAACAGTTTCATTCTTTGTAAATGGTCCGTCTGAATCTGTTAATACTACAGTTGTTAATTCATTAAGATGTAACAACGTAACAGCGGCTATA